AAAAAAAAAAAGGTGATTTATGAGAAACAACGAAGAAAGATTACAAAAACCAACTGAGAGTGCGAAAGCAAGTGCTATAATCTCACAAACAGAGCAAAAAAAAAGTTTTGAATTCCCTTCATTTACTGACATAGTTGAACTACCTTCCGAGGGAAAATTCTATGGTCCAGAACATCCCCTACACAACAAAGAGAGTGTTGAAGTTTTCTATATGACCTCCAAGGAAGAGGATGTTTTGACTTCTGAAACTTTGCTTGAAAATGGTTTAATGTTTGACAAATTAATTTCAAGTGTATTGAAAGATAAGAAAATAAAATCAAAAGATTTGCTAGATGCTGACAGGTCTGCCATTTTGATTTCGGTAAGAAAGACTGGTATGGGTCCAGACTACACAGTCACAAACATGCCTTGTCCAGAATGCAATAACAAGCAAGAAGTAACGGCGAATTTAAACTCTGACGTTTATATTAATGACAATCAAAAAGACTTGAAAGACTTAGATATTACAAGAAACGGAGATTCCTTATTCAACTATAAAATGAAATGGGAAGACATAGAAGTTGATATTGGCTTTAAACTTTTAGATGGCGTTGATGAGGGAGAAATTTTCAAAAAGACAAAAAAGATAAAGAAAACAAAAAGTCATGAGAAAAATTTCACAAATCGCTTAAAGCAAATAATTGTTTCTGTGAATGGTCGTGAAGACAAGTTATATATCCAAAGGTTCTGTGAGAACATGCCTTATATCTTTGCTAAGGATTTGTTGGAGCAATATAGTGCGATTGTTCCGACAATTCAAATAAAAACTGAATTTGAGTGTGAAAGTTGTGGTTGGGCAGGATTGTTGGAGGTTCCTGTCACTAAAAACTTTTTTTGGCCTGACCTATGAATATAGTAAGCAAGTGTACGAACAACTTTTTTTGTTGCAGTATTATGGTGGTTGGAGTTTTATAGAAGCATACAATCTTCCGATACCCCTAAGACAGTGGTTTGTTGAACGTCTTTCTAACGAAATAAAAAAACAGAACGAACAAATGGAACAAAAAAGATGAAAAATTATGATTTCAAATATCTCAAAGAATCTTTCAATAGGCATATGGATGGCGTTATAGGTCGAGACTTTAATCCAGAATTATCTAATGATACGGAAGCTTTTCCGACCATGAAAAAAGCAATCCCTGTGCAGTTTAAAGTTGCCAATCAAGATATGATGATACAAACTTTAGAGGGTCCAGTATCCGCCAAAAAAGGTGATTATATTATGACAGGAGTTAAAGGTGAAAATTGGCCGATTGATGCACAAAAATTCAAACAAACGTATGATATTATCGAACCCAATGTTGCAACTAAAAAACCAATAAAAGTTTATGCAAAAGAAATGACAAGACCGTTTCAAGTGAAAGTTTCTTGGTCTGATAGTTTATTATCTGGGGGTGGTGGTGATTTTTTAGTTCAATATGGACACAAAGATTATGGAATTGTTGAAAAAGAAGTCTTTAGCAAAACATATGAAAAAAAAAAAGATGAAACTCGAAACTAAAACTCTAAGAGAATCAAACAATGAAAGTCCGATAGACAGAGCGATTAGAAAAGTCACATCTAACACTTTCATGCTTGACAAGTCGGCTCTTTCCTCCGCAATTTCACATGCAACCGAACAAACATCCAGTGCAATCAAAAATCAAGGCATAAAGACATTTAGAACAATGTCCGGCGACAAAGATCCCAACAAGATTGCAGACAACTCCATGAACAATTTTATTCGTATTGCTAAAGAACATTACAAGAATGCAGTTGATGGAGGATTAGAAAGAGAAGAAGAAAAAGTCTTGAGTGATATTTTGAACATTATTGCAGGGCAAGTAAGTTATTCTTTAAAGGAGAGTAAAACAATGAAAAAGGTTAATTTTACAGAATACGATAGAAAAGAAGTTTTAAAACATTTAGAAAGTTTTCGAGATTATCTTTTCGCAAATGAAGATTCTCAGGCAATGGAATGTATGGATATTATCGCTCAAACATTTGCAGACTCAAAATACAACGAATTGTATGAAAAAACTTGGCATGAAGTTGAAGATTTTTTCATAATTGGCGACCTTGAAGGTATGAATGAAGCAGTAATGGACTATTGGGATGAAACTGTAGAGGATGCAGAACTTGACCTTAATCAAGGAAATTCTATACGTCCAGAAGCATACGAAGATGAATTAGAAGCATACGAAGATGAATTCTTAAACGAAAATTTATTTAAATCCGTCAAGAAAGCAATAATCAAAAGTTTGAATTAACACAAGTAGATTTATTAATATGAAAATAAAACAATGAAAAAATCAAACGATTTATTTGAATCCGTCAAGAAAGCAATATTAAAAGAAATAAGTGGTAGAAATGAAAATTTTAAAGTGGGCAAAGGTTTAGAGGATGCTGACTTTTGGATTTATGCCACAGGGAGCGAGAAAAATTTAGGAAAGCCATTGAAAGAATATGGAAAAAATAGAATTGGCGTTAAAGTTTTAAATACTGAGAGGATATTGCCTGCCTTCATGTATGGTTGGTTTCAAAATTTATACCAACAAGGTTTTTGGTCACAATACAGCAAAGGCTCAGTCATACAATTCATCACGGTCAATGATGTACGAGAATTGCTAAATGTATGGTTGGTTTGATAATTTATAACAACATCATCTTAGAAGAATATTGAAAATCTGCGTATTGTACGTTTACAAGTGAATAATTATTTATACGAGGCTGACATTGTTCAGCCTTTTTTTATAAGAGAAATTATAACAAATGCCGTCACCAAATCAAATTTTAGAAGATTACAAGAAAAAAATACAAGAAATTAAAGACGAAATTAGCAAAATCACTTTTCCTCCAGAATGGACTGAAAGTATAGAAAAAAGCATACGGTCTCTAGAAATACAAAGCAGACACATTAGCGACATAATTGAAAAAGTCAACAATCGACAAGCAATCGAAAAAAAACGATTAGAACAATACGTTGAAATAGAAAACAATATGCAGAAAGAAATCAGAAATTATGACAAATTAAGCGAAAAATTAACAGAACTTAGAGATAAAAGAGCATCTTATTTGAGTATTTCATGGCCAGGAGACCCAAGAGTTGTCGAATTAAACTTGCAAATAGATTTAACAGAGAAACTAATAAAAAAAGACAAAGCCAGAATAGATGAATTTAAAAAACACATTAACGATGTCACAAGATTAAGAGAAGAGTTAGAATACACAACCGATTTGAAATCAAAAATTAACGAACTCGAAAAGAAAAACATTGAATATGGTCGAAAAAACATGGAACAGTGGTTTGGTTTGCGCCAATCTGCCTTCGACTTTCTAAATCATGCTAAAGATATTTCAGAAGTATTTGGCACTATTACTTTTAGTTTAACGAACATAGCAAGAGGTATGGCCGACATGGTAAAGCCAGGACAAATCATGGCTTTGATTTACGACCAAACCAAAAAACTTGTCATAGAACTTGAGAATCAAGCAGCAATCACCGCTGCTTTGACCGCAAGAGGAAGAATTTACACAAATGAAGTGTACAATGCTTCCATTGCAAATCGAGAATTCGCCATATCACTTACAGACACAAACAAGGCATTTGGCGATTTATACTCCAATATGCTTGGTTTCACCGAACTTACGCCAAAAGCAAGACAAGAATTGACAAAAATCTCATCTCAGATGTCTTTATTGGGCGTTTCTTCTTCAACGAGTAGTCAGATACTAAACGACCTCACAAAAGGTCTTAGGATGTCTGCCAGTGCGTCTAGCGACACTCTGTTGGAGATAGCAAACCTCTCAGGGAAAATTGGAATACCAACTTCAAAATTAGCAGAAGAATTCAAATCCACTTTTTCACAGTTGTCCGTTTATGGAAAAAAGGGGATGGAAGTTTTCAAGGGTCTTGCTGCTGCTGCAAAAATAACAGGGATTTCTATTTCTAGATTAAATAGCTTATTTGGTGAATCGATGAACACATTCGAAACTTCTGCTGGTGTTGCTGGGAAATTAAATTCAATTCTTGGTCGAGACTTGTTGAATTCTGTAGATTTGTTGTATGCGTCAGAAGATGAAAGATTAAGGATGATAAAAGAATCTTTAGATGTTAGCGGAAGACAGTTCAAAAATATGAACAAATTTGAGCAAATGGCTATAGCAAATGCAGCAGGGATAACAGATATGGCAGAAGCCAATAAGATATTCAACATGTCTTTGAGTGCTTATGACGAAGCGAAAGAAAAAGCAAAACAAGCGGAAGCAAGTCAAAAGGCTTTTCGAAAGGCAATTGAGCCAACAGTAACATTCATGAATAAGTTGAAAGGTATGATGCAAAATTTTGCAATTGCTGTAACTCCGGTTACATATGTGTTGGGAGAAATAGTTGGATTTTTTTCGCAAGCATGGGCATATATCAATAAAACATCGGATGCAGTTGGTGGGTTTTTAGGTGGACTATTGAGATTAACTCCTGTTCTTGCTTTATTTTTGGTGCCACTAGGATTAATGTTGGGAAAAGTAGTTTTAATTGTCGGTGCCATTAGTGGATTAATTGCTGCCATAGCATCTCTTTGGGGTTGGTTTCACAAATCTGGTTCACCACAATTTTGGGAAATGCCAAAACACATGGCAATGAACATGGAAGATTATGGCGATTCAATCAAAACAACTGTGCCCCACGTCAATCGCCTCGCAACACAATCTGAAGTCCTTCACAAAGTTCAAACAAAAAAAGGCAGTCCAGCATTGTGGGAAATGCCAACTGTCATGTCTGATGGGTTAAAATCCTATCGACAAGAATTAATAAAAACAGAACCAGAAATTAGAAAAACCAATATAAGTTCAAATATTCAAAAAATGTCTGAAACAAACAACAGCCTGTATCAAAATAAAGTTTCAACGAAAAATGAAACAACAAACAATTTGATGAATAAAATCAGTGCCTTAGAGAAAAAAGTCAACACAAAAAGACAAACAAGTCCGATTAAAATCGATGTTAATTTTATGGATATAGAAGCAACAAAAAGAAACTTTCAGAATGCAGTTGAACGAGCAATAGAGGAAAAGTACGGATAATGGCTAAATATAAAAAGTTAGATTTAAACAAAGAGGTCAATTCTATCTTAGACAGACCAGAGATTGCAAATTTAATCGAAGAAACCCTAACAATACAATCAGAAAGAGACCAACTTTTGTTGAGCCATCGAGAATCACTAGCCTCAACAGATAGTTTAGTTGAAGACATATCAAATAAAAAAAGATGGATGATTGAGTTTGAACATCTTGCAACTAGAAAGCGTGTTAATTTTCATGGCTTTGTTACTCAATGGGGTGATTCTTTTCAGTCTGACTGGAATGATGAAGATGTTTTCGGAAGAATGGACCCTATTTCAATTTTTAAAAGCACAAAAAGAACGATGACTTTGGCTTGGTCCATTCCAGCATACTCGGAAGAAGAAGCAGTATTGAACACAAGGAGAGTCAACCATTTTGTTCAAATGTTGTATCCGAAATATCAACCCATAGATGTAGGGAATGTATCTATGCATGTAGGTAAAAATGGGAAGACAAGAAAAGCCCCCAAAAGAAAAGTAAAACAAATTACAAATAAGCGCAAACAAGCGATAACCAGAAACGCAGGCAAGTCTAACTATATTGTTTCGCCCCCTTTGCTTCGCGTTAGATTTGCGAACTTGATTCACAATTCTGAAACTGGACAAAAATCTGGGGTACATAAAGGTGGTTTGGTTGTCAAAGTTAACGGAAACTTGGGTGTCGAAGCGGATTTGGAAAATGGATTATTTGGAACAGACCCAGGCATGTTGTATCCAAAAATATGGAAGTTGAATTGTAGTTTTACAGTTTTTCACACACATCCACTTGGTTTTCACAACAATGTGACATTTGGAAGTAAAAAAACGGTGAATAATAACTTCCCTTATCCTGTATTGTCTGTTAAAGACCCTGGAGAAGAAGGCTAAAGGCTATGAGATATGCAAACAGAACAAAAAAAATTATAGACAGAAAAAGACACAAGCATTTGTTAAAAAAGAGAAATTTAGATTTTGCGGAGATATATGAGTCTGCAAAGTTTAAATTTTTAACAGATGATGAAAAGTCTCTAATATCTTCGGATGTAATGATTTGGCAATTTGGTGATAAAATGCACAAGGTTGCTTTAGAATATTATGGCAATATGGATGATTGGTGGGTAATTGCATTGTTTAACAATACTCCTACAGAACATCATATAAAGGCAGGAGATGAAATTTACATACCTTATCCTTTGCACCTTGTTAAAGAATTATATGGAGTTTAACAATGGCTAAGAAACCGCAAAAGTTTTTTACAGAAAAAGCAGAGATGTCTAAACAAGAAAGACTTCTTGCTCAATGCTTTCTTATCAAGAAAGTTGATAAATTAATAGAATCAAAAAGACAAGAAGGAAAAGAAGGTTGTTATAAAAATTTTCTTACTGTGCTAGATGATTCCAGTGCGTTTTTAGGAAGAGTTAGAAGAGATAGCAAGCATGAATTGCTCTTAGAAAGCATAACGCCAGCACAATTGTCTGCTCTGGTCCCAGAGATAAGAATTTTTAAAGTTGTATATGACAGTATAAATTCAAAAAGTTATACACAATATGAATTCAATTTTGATAACGCCATGAACAAGTATGATGTTGAAGCGATTACTCAATCCAACAAAAACAGAAGCACAGGAGTTGGGATTAAAAACGTAAATTGGGAATTTATAGGTTCAAATCCTGCCGAATCAAAAAGGCTAATAAAAGTAAACATGAAAATATTTTTTGCTAGTATGCAAGACATGTTGAAAGAAAGCCAAAGTGGAATTACTTTTTTAGACCTAATAAAGCCACGTTCCAAAAGTTCACCAATAAATGATTTAAGCCCTGTAGACCATCAAGTGAAAATGGAGGTCGGATGGGCAACTCCAGAAAAAAATCATCCTCTTTTTAAAGGGCAAGAAGAATTAGTTGATGCAATATCTAGGTCTCGATATTCTATGTTTTTGTCTATTGTAAAGCATGATTTGAACTTCGAACAGGATGGTCGCGTAACCTTAGATGTTCAGTATTGGGGAAGATTAGAAAGTAGAATGGGTGGTGTTGGAGATTCTAAATTTGACATTCTAGATGTCACCTGTGATAAAAAAGACAAACTTAAACAAGAACTTAAAAATAGAAGTAACGCGCTAAATGTATCAAAAAAAGAGTTAAAAGCTAGAATTAAACTTTTGAACTGTATAAATAAAAAAGGCAAAAGAGATGTTTTTTTTAAGAGCGGTATGGAACTAGAAAAAAGAGAAATAAAGAAAAGAAGAAGAGAAAATATTGAAGAAGAAAAAAACATTATATCCGAAAGAAAAAAAAGATATGAAAACATAATGTTATGTTTATTAAAAAATAAAAAAATACATTATATCGGAGTTGACCAACAATCGATTGGAATTTACGATGGAAAAGTAAAAACAAGTTTAGAAAACATTGATTCTATAAAAATTGGATGCAAAAACACAAAAGGTCTTGAAAGAAAAGCACAAGAAACAATAACAAATTATATTAACATATCTTCTTTGGTTTCTAACAACAAAAATAAACTATCAGCAAAAAATCTATTAGATTCTCGACTTCCAGTTTACGACAGCAAGTGCGTAATAATACATTATTTTTTCTTTGGAGATTTAATGGATGTAATACTTGACTATTTTTACAAAAATGAAGGCGAATATTTTACTCGTTTTTTGTTGGGTTCTGTGACAAATCCTAATGATAACTCTAAAAAAATACCATTAGCAGACATACCCATTTCAGTACAAAGATTTAGCGTCTGGTTCGCAAATGCTGTAATTAGAAAATCAAAAGGCATATACCCTTTTAATGATTTTATTAGAGATATTATAGGTGGTTTAATTTCTCCTATAATGAACGAAGATTGTCTAGAAAATGTTCTTGAAAATCCAAAATCTAAGCAAATAAATTCTCGAATAAAGCCTAGAATTAGTTTGTTTAACTTACCTGGGGGTGGTATAAGTGGAAAAAGTGACCTTCTTATTGATGGAGGAAATAGCGCACCAAAAACTTACAAAGAGAGACAAAGAGGTACTGGAATTTCATTACATGATTTTTTATCTCCATCGTGTGTAAATTATATAAAATCAAAAGATGTAGTCACTCTAAGAAAAAAATACAAGAACTCAGGAAAAAACCCTTTATTTTCTTATTATTATATACATGTTACAGAAGAATTACCGTACCGAAAGTCAAATTATCGAAAAGATATTGAAGACGGAATATATCACTTTTTTATTGGCACAGACAAAGGGTTGTTAAAAAATGTTTCATTTACTCAACAAAATCAACCTTATTACAAAGAAGCTATAATGAAAGGCACAGATCTAAAGTGGTTAAAAAGATTATACAATGCAAATATTGAAATGTTTGGTAACGCCACCTTTATTCCAGGGCAGAAAATATATATTAATCCGACATCAGTTGGACTTGGAGACCCAAAGCAACAAACTTCAATTGCTGGGGATATGGGATTAGGAGGTTATTATATTGTTGTAAAAGTGACAGGAGAAATCGAATCAGGAAAATTCAACACTACTATCGAATGCGTGTGGGAATCCAAAGGTGATGGCACTGGAATAAAATCAAAGTTTGACAATATTGATAAATGTTTTCAATCTTACAAAAAATCTGTCGGTGGGAAAAACAAAGGAAGATATTTTTACACCGACAGTTCGACTGAATGGATAAAATCAATTAGAAGAAAAGGCTACCTTAGTTTTGTCCCCAAAAGGCTACCTTAGTTTTTTTGTCCCCCGAAAAATCGACTGAATGGATAAAATCAATTAGAAGAAAAGGTTTCAAGCGATGAAAAGATATGAAGAATCTTTGTTAGAATTAGAAGACGACAACAGCCTGTCTTTTCTTTTTAAACTAAACAAAGAAAAAAATCATTTATTCGAGCAAACAAAATTGGATAGCCAACTTGTAACAATAGAAAACCCCATTCTATTTGGAAAAGTGAATTTGCAAAACAATCCAATTTTGCCTAAAAAAGAACTTCTTGTTCCTCAAAGCGACATGATGGTTTTTTCTTTCGTATCAGAACTTATAGAAAAATTTAGAAACGACATGAGTTTTGCTAGAATGAGAGGTGTTGTGTCTGACATGAATCCATCTCTATTTTTAATTGAAGTCAAAAAAGAATTTGTCGATGTCGAGCAAGAATATGATAATCACATATCATCAATACTGCAAGCATTTAAAAAACGCTCTCGACATCAACACGTTGTATACAAAGGGTTTAACAAAACTAAGCAAGACGTAAAAAATAAATATTCTTTTTTAAAATTTGTTGAAGAGGAATTTTTTGTTGGCAATGTTTTAAATGATATGCCATTAACTGATTATTCTTATCACAAAAGCAATATAAATTCAAATCTTTTTTCTGGAATTGTGTTTGAGATTGATGATGCTGAGTATGATGATGAACAATATAAGTTCGAAATGTATTATGACAATAGTGATTTTCAATATTTTATAAATTCTGCCAACAAATTTGGCTTTCGAATCGACAAAAATATCCCTTGGAGACTGTATGTTGACTTGAAATCTTCAATTGTTTCAGAAACATTTCAAAAAAAATACCGACAGCCTATTGACAAAATCTTTTGTTCTCTGTATAATACTATTATAATAGATATAAATAATAATTTACTAAATGATTTATATAAATTAGCTAATAATTGTAATATTAATATATATTCTAATAAAGAAATACAAAAGTTTAATCATAGACTATACAATAAAGAAAATAATACTTGACAAAAGAATATACAATGTGTATACTCTTTCTATATTAGAACAATAAAAGGAGTATAAATGTATATACAAGTATTAGATTATCATGACAATCAATATATATTTTATTACGACAATAAGATAAATATTGATACAAATCTTCCATCAGACGCTACTTGTACTTGGAATTATAATACTTTTTTGAAAGATTGCAATCTAAAATTTGCAAATATATATGTTCAAGGTGCTGATTCTAAGGATTATTGTCCTGAAAGTTTGGCACATCACTATGATTTTTACTGCACAAAAATAGAAACCTATCAAAATATTTATGAAAAAAGAAAAAATGCTCCAAATGCAAAAATTATTGATTTAATCAATCCGTCTATTTTGTTGGATTATTGTAAAATAAGAGAGCAAATCTGCAACAATGTTTTGTCAAAAGTAGAAGAACCAAAGCATTATGCTATCATGTCCAAGATTATTAAAATAATAGAAACAATAAAGTTCCAAGATATTAACCTGGAGGACAACTCCCCAGTGTCAAAATACGACAATCATATTTATTATAATCCTTGGAATGTGGTTACAGGGAGAATGGGATTGTACCCAAAACATTTTCCAATTACAAACTTGTCAAAAAAACTAAGAAAACATGTTCTTTGTAAGAATTCATATTTTTATGAATTAGATTACAACTCAGCAGAAATAAGAGTGATATTGTCTTTGATGGGTGTTGAAGTTGAAAGCAATAGAGACATTCATGATTATCACAACAAAATAAAATTTAACAACAATGCAACTCGCGACGAAGTAAAGAGGGATTTTTATTCTTGGCTTTATGATGAAAAAAAACATTGTGACTTTTATGAGTCCTTGTATAAGAAAAAAAGCATTTTAAATTTGAAAAGCAAACATTATGTAAACGGAAATATACATACGGATTTTGGTCGAGTCATAAAGTGTGAAGAAAAAAATTGGTTAAATTATCTTGCACAATCAACTGCCTCAGATTTATTCTTTGAGCAAGTCTATAAAATATGGAAATTTATTTTGGATTCAAATTTAAAAACAGAGATTTCTTTTTTATTGCACGATTGTTTTGTTTTGGACGTCAAAAAAGAAGAATCAGAAATAATAAAAGAAAATATTCCAAAAATATTTGCCAACAATCGTTATGGTGAATATATTGTAAATCAAAAAACAGGATTAAATTACGGGGAAATGAAATGAGTAAGAACGAGATGAAGGCAAGCGATATTACTATTTGGTTGGGCGTCATTGTAATGCTTTTGATAGCACTGTTTTATACTTTTTTTGGATTCTCTGCTGATGAAATAATGTTTTCTCAATTTATTATCTTTATAGTCGCAACATTCGTTAGCATCGTACAGATGAAGAAAGAATATAAAATGTAGATTATCAGCGGAGAAATAAAATGGGATGTGTTTATAGTTCAGAATCGCCAGTAGGAAAATTTTATAAGGGAATGTCCATATATACTATGGAAAAAAGGATGCGTGAACATAAAAAAAAGATGATGTCAGGTACAAATCATCCATTTTACAATGCTTTGAGAAAATATGGATGGAATAATTTTAAGTGGACTGTTCTATATGAATCTGAATGCATTGAGGATTTAGAACATGCTGAAAAATTTTATATCAAAAAGTTTAAGACTTACGATAGAAAATATGGATATAACTTGAGACTTGGAGGTGAGGGCGGGGGAAAACTTTCAGAAGAAACTAAAAGAAAGATAAGTGAAAGTCGTAAAGGTAAAACACTCTCAAAAGAAACGAAAAGAAAGATAAGTGAAAGTCGTAAAGGCAAAACACTCTCAAAAGAAACGAAAAGAAAGTTAAGTGAACTTAATAAGGGGAAGAAACATTCAAAAGAAACGAAAAGAAAGATAAGTGAAAGTCTTAGACAAAATTCGAAGACAAATTGGAATATTGTAAATAATGTCAGACGATTATATTTGGAAGGTTTGAGTCGAAAAGAATTATCAGAGCAATTTAGTTTACATTACATACAAATTTGCTTTATTATAAACAACAAAAATTGGTATGACCCAGATTATCAAATCTTTCTAGAAAGAAAGAAAAAAAAACAAGAAGAAATTATAAATAATATAAGAAGGGAATTCAAATACATGTCACAAAAAGAATTGGCAACAAAATATAATATGAATACTAGCAATATAAGTAGAATTATAAATAATAAATTATGGCATGACCCAAACTACACACCGCCCTCTAAGACAACCAAACAATAGACCTAACAAAGAAAAAAACAATGTATGATACAATAGTCGGACTTGGTAGATTTGGCTCTCAAATCGCCTCTAAATTTAAATTTTTATTCAACACTGAGATTCTTATCATTGATGCAGATGATAAATGCAAAGAAAAGAGTTTCATTCGTGTGGAAAAGTGTGCAACTCACGAAGGATATGAAAAACTTGGGGTTGTTATCCCGAACAAACATGCGATGCAAGACAAACATGTTTTGTTCTGTGTGTGTGGCGTCAGTACAGTTTCTGGATTGACACTTAGTATCCTTGAACAACTAAAGAAAAACAATAATAAAATAAGCATCTTGTATTTTTATCCTGAGATGTCATTTTTACCTAAAGTAAAGAAGATGCAACACAATGTTGTTTTTGGTGTTTTGCAAGAATATACTCGTTCTGGCGTTTTTGATGAATTTCTGATTGTTTCGGAAAAAAAAATATCGAGTATAATTCCAGGCATCACTTTGGTAAACAAATATGATAAAATTGATGATTTTTTGTGTCAGACAGTCGGACAAGTTTTGTATTATCAAAACCAAGAACAACTGTTGATGGGGAACCACCCTCAGTTTACTGAGCATTATCGAATTGGCACTTTGGGCGTGATGAACCCTGAAACCGGAGAAGAATTTCCTTTCTTTGATTTGTCTTTAGTGAACGATTTGGACTCTGACAATGTTTTTGTAATGCCTGATGAAAAACATTATTATTACATTGTTCCGCAAAAAGAAGCTGAAGAAAACACAGAACTTAGTCAAAAATTGTTTGATTTGTTCGACAAAAAAGTCAAAAATAAAGAAAGAATCACATTCTCAGTCCACTCTTCAGAAAAAAATACTCAAGATTATTCATGCTTTATACATAAAACTTCGAATATTCAAAAATAGTTCTTGACAAAAAAATAATTATTGTTATTATAGAGCGTAATCGGGGTTGCAAAGGTTTCGATTGTTTATGTGGATTCTAAAATGCACGTTGAGGTTCTAGGTGGCCTCATTAAAAACCTAGAAAACAATAAATGGCAAAACTTATGATGCAAATCAAGTTTGGGATTTTAGTAACATTTTTGTAAACGATTGTGTTTTCCCAAGTATGAGCCAAGAAGTCGTCTTACAAGCATAAGACGCACCTCAAAATAATATCCTTTGATGTTTTGAGGTAATCTAAAAGGATAGTTGACAATTATTCTCTTTTGAATTGTCAATGAAGTTACAAAAGAGCGATTTCTAATCAAACCTTGTCTGTAAGGGAATTAGAAATTGTATTCAAATGTACAGAATAAGCGTGTAGAGTTTTTGATGATATATAGATAAGACGTGGGTTCGATTCCCACCAACTCCATATTTTCAAACAAAGAAAAATATTTTGAAAAAAAAACAAAAATAGTTCTTGACAAAATAACAAAATTGATTATAATGTGTAAAGTAAGTGAGGGAACATAACAATGTTCAATTTTTTAAACAAATTTTTTTACAAAATGAAGGAGTCAATTATGACAAAGAGTATTACAATCAAACAAGGCAATTACACAAAAAAGGATGGTACAAGTAGAGTTGTGAGGTTTCTTACACTAAATCAGATGGGACAAATGGGGATTCTACCCAAAACAATTTCTAGCACTGCTCCATCTAATTTAAAAGAAGGACAAATCAAAGTTTGGGACTTCGACAAAAATGGAGTTCGAACTCTCAATACTCCACAGATTGACAATCTTGTGGAAGTAAATTATGATTTGACAGGTTTTCGAAAAAAATATCTCTAGTCGGTGTAAAATTTACACCATTTTTTAAACAAACTTAGATTCAAAGAGGTAATGTTATGGATTTCATGCAAAAACTTAAGCAAAAGTACGAAAATTTTCAACAACACGGAACAACCAAAAACGTTGGAAGTTCTGATAGGGTTTGGCCTGAGTACAAAACAAAAGAGGGTGTTGTGGATAATGTGAGGATTTTGCTTTACCCAGATGGGGATGTTGCAAAAGAATTTGAAATTCTAGAAAGAATTGATGTTGAAGAAGTAGAGGGTTGGAAGTGGCCGAAAGACAACTTGCCTCTTTGTCCTCAAGGTAACTATGGAGAGAGAAGTGCAATTCAAGAATTTGCTTCCTCTCTTTATATTGATGAAAATGGCAATAGGATTGGAAAGGACGAAATCGACCCAGAAAGTAAAGAGTTGTTTCGTCGCTTGATGCCTCGCAGATATTGGGTTTTTCGTGTTATTGTTCGCGGAAAAGAGAGCGAAGGTCCAAAATACTTCAAGACTAAAAATCGAGAAGACTACGAGTATATCGTAGGAAAAATCATGGACCCAGACTTTTTTGAAACCGGAGGGTTCATCTCTCAAGAGCCAGAGCATACCGCTCACGACTTCAAAATGACTGGCAAGAAGAATGCCGGTGGCTACAAGATGAATGATTTTGATGTATCCATCAAGCCAACTGTTCTTCTTTCAAAAGATTTTGCATCTTCTTTCGAAGAAATGAAAACGCAAAAGACAAGTCCAGAAGAACTGTTTAAGAGAATTTCTTACGATGAAAGTAAAGAAATCTTAAATAATTTTCTTAAAGGTTATTTTGAAGAAAAGGGTTTGGAAAGAGAAAACTTTGTGAAGTATTCCTCTTCAGATTCAGAAGAAGAGTCCGACCTTGACAAAAAAATGAAGTCCCTGAAGGAAAAAGTTAGCAAATAAATTCCTTCTTGGCTTGGTTAAGACACCCCCTTTGATGGCCGATTCAAAGGGGGTGTTTTTTTATCTATAGTTTATTTTACGGAGTAAAAAAAATGAAAAAAACAGGAAAAATAAATATTTCAGATATTAAATCTAGATTGGAAAAGACTAACAAGTCTTTGAAGGGCTATTTTTTGAACGACGACAACATCACAGATGTTAAAGATTGGATTCCAACTGGCAGTCGTTGGTTAGATTCGATTATTTGTAAAGGAAAAATTGCAGGAATTCCAGTTGGAAAAATAACGGAGATTGCTGGACTATCTTCTTCAGGAAAGTCATACATGGCAATGCAAATCGCCATTAACGCACAAAAGAAGGGATATAACGTCATTTATTTCGATTCCGAAGTAGCACTCGACTCTGAATTTATTCAGCGTATGGGAGCAGATTTGAGCAATTTTTTGTATTATGCCCCTAGTTCAGTAGAAGAAGTATTAGAGACAATTGAAGAAATTTTGAAGCAATCCACTAATAACTTTTTTATTTGGGATTCGATTGCTTTTACTCCAGCAGAAGCAGACTTGGAAGGTGATTACAATCCTAATTCTTCTATGGCAGTGAAAGCTAGGATTTTGGCAAAAGGTCTGCCGAAACTTATGGTTCCTTTGGCTCAAAACGACAGTGCGTTACTTTGTCTGAACCAACTGAAAGAAAACATTCCGACTGGTCCTGGAGCCTTTGCGGAAAAAATGAAATTTCCATATAAAACTCCCGGAGGTCTAGCACTTGTATATTCATATTCTTTGCGTATTTGGCTTACTGAGAGAATGGCAAAAAAAATGGACATTGAAAATGAAAAAGGTTTTAAAATCGGAAATGAGTTGAAAGTAAAATTAGTTAAGTCTCGCTTTGGAACTAAAGAGAGAGTTTGTGCTTTTCAGATTGTTTGGGGCGATTCAGAAAACATTGGCATTCTTGATGAAAAATCGTGGCTTGAAGTCATCAAATCGTCTGAGTATGTTACGGCTGGAGTTTGGTGGAAGATTTTAAACAAGAAAAAGCCGGAAGGAGACCCAGACTTTACCTTCAGAAGTTCAGAGTTTGAGAAGAAATTGAAAGAGGACAAGAAGTTTAAAAAAAGAGTTTTGCAGATTATGGACGAAGAACTCATTGAAAGTTACGCGAAACAAACAAAAAGTGCTGATTTTTTCAAAAAACTTGAAGATGACAAATAAAAACTATTGACTTGTTGTTTTTTTGTATATATAATGTTTTTATAGTTTGAAACGCCGTTATTATCCAAAAGGAGGAAAAAATGTGGCATCTTGTTTTGTTCGTTCTTAAGTGGCTTTTTGTTGGCAAACCTAAAGTAAAACAATATTATTTTGTACTAAATGAACATAGTTTTTTAGATTTAGACAAAAAAATCAAAGAAGTTTTGAATACAAAAAAATGGGAAATTGTTGACGTAAAGAGAGTTGATGTGACAGAAAGACCAGACAATCTTCGAAAACATAGAATTATTTTAACAATTAGACAAAAATATTATTGAGAAAAAAAATGAAACATTGTAAGATAGATAAAATTTCCGTGACTTCTTTTTTTATGTTCGTAATTTTCATGACACTTACCGTTATGCCGTTTATTTGCGAATAAACAGAAAGGCTAGAAAATGTTAGGCTATGCTTGTATCAACACAGAACTTCGAGCAAACAATGTTTTTACAAACAGAACTATGCGTAAAAAAACTTTCCTAGAGAAAGGTTTGCCTTATGTATCTCAACTGTCTCTACAAAACTGTAGAGACCTCCTAAGCATCCTTCAGTGGAATGAAGCAAACAACATACGTTTTTTTCGTATTTCTTCAAATTTGTTTCCTTGGTGTTCAGAGTATTCTTTTTATGACTTGCCAGATGTAGATGAGATTTTTGATATTCTACAACAAATCGGCAAGTTTGCAAAAGAAAAGCAACATCGCCTAACATTTCACCCAGACCATTTTTGTAAACTTGCATCGCCCAAAGAAGAAGTGTTAATCAATACAATCAAAGAATTAGAGTTTCATTCTTTTTTAATGGATTGTATGGGCTTATCTAACACTACATACAACAAAATCAACATTCATGTGGGAGCGACATACGGTGACAAAGAAGAAACTGCAAAGCGTTTTTGTTTAAACTTTTGTAAGTTATCTTCCAACTTGCAATCTAGACTAACTGTAGAAAATGACGATAGAGCATCTTTATTTTCTGCATATGACTTATATACAATGATTCATAAGTTTATTGACATACCAATTGTTTTTGACTATCACCATCACAGATTCTGCTCGTCTGACCTAAACGAAGTAGAGGCATTAGAAATGTCTCTTTCGACATGGCAAGATGTAAAGCCAGCAACACATTACAGTGACTCAAGACAAGTAGAACAAAACGATACAAAAATAAAACCACAAGCACATTCTGATTATATTTTTACAAAAATCGATACTTACAACTTAGATTTCGACATCATGTTAGAGTCAAAAATGAAAGAAAAAGCGTTACTGTTATACAGGGACAAAATACAATGTTAGGCTTTTTGTGGAAATTTGTAAGCAATATAGGTTGGGCATGGATATTTTTAGCAATGACTTGGTTTATTGGTTATTTTATTATAAAAATTATTTACACTAGAACAACAAAATAGGAGGCTTTTATGTCTAAGTGGAATGATGTATCTAAGGAAGAAACTCGTTGTTATATTTTTTCTCAAAACGAAGACGGAACGGAGGTTTCATATTTAATTCACTCTCCTTCCAAACAAAAACAAAGTGAGAATGGGAACGAACTTGTTTACGATGATGAGGGAGTAAAACATGAAGTGAGAAATCATTGGTTAGCAATTAGAACTACACCAAAAAACAATAACGTATCAGTTAAGAAGGAGCAATAAAAATGGAAGTTAAACTCTATCTATCCGCTGAAGATGTGGCAGCAACAATTGACGAATTAGAAGGAGAAGAAGAAATTGAGTCTTTTTACGATGATTTTGTTTTCTTCATTTCTGACGCTTTGAAATCTCAGAATTCTACGGAATTGTATTCAAACATTATAGAAAAGTTGATTTTAGATATGGCTGTTTTGTCTTACGATGACACTCAAAATTTGTTGGAAGATGTTTGTGCTAAAATGGAGGGAGAATAAAATGAAAAAAATAAGTCTCTTCTTCTTTATGACTATCTTTATTTTTATATTTTCTTTGTCGCTGCCTAAGATTGTGGCTGGTGGTGAAAATAACAATGGCAATGTTCGTGTGTTTGTTTTGATTAGAACTTTAGAAAAAAAACCAAGGAAAATTTTTGGTCAATTTTTGTTAAAAAAAAGACTTGTCAGTGCGAAAGTGGTGTCTATAAGTAGAGTTAAGTTTTATAGGTATATCAGAATTGCGAGAGATAAACTTTTGAAAGGAAAAAATATTAGAACAAAGATTTATGCGTTTGTTGTTTGGAAAAACAAAAGATTAAAGTATATTAGGACAGACAAGAAACGAATTTATCTTTTGCTTCCAAAAGGAACATTAGGTGCAAAAATCAAATAATCCAGCCACAAAACCCAGCATAAGACATAAAAGGCAAAAAAAATGAAAAAAACAATGACTGATTCTTTAAAAATTGGTTTGTCATATGATGATGTGACAATTCAAGATACTTGGTCTACGATAAAAACTAGAGATGAGTGCAACATTGCAACACAATTCACAACAAACCACAGAATAAACGTTCCAATTATTGCTTCTCCAATGAGAACTGTTTGTGGTCCTGAGATGGCTATTGAATTGGCTAAGTTGGGTGCGGTTGGAATTCTTCATCGCAATGTTCCGATTGAAATTCAAAAAGAAACGTTTGTGAAAATTAGAAGAATGTATCCTGGCTTGTTGGCTTGTACCTCGATTGGAGTTCAAGATTCTGATATTGACAAAGCGTTGGAATTACGTCCTGACGTTTTGATGATTGATACAGCACATGCATCTTCTGACAGGACACTGAAGATTCTTAAAATTTTAAAATCAGATAGCACCTTTAAGTCTGATATTATCGTAGGAACAGTGGGTCATCCTATTGCAATTAAAATACTTCAGGATGCCGGTGTTGATGCAATAAGAGTGGGTATTGGAGGTGGAAGTCTCTGTTCTACTCGCGTAAAAACTGGTGTAGGTATCCCAAATGTTACTGCTTTGATGGAGTGTGTTGAAGAAGCGTGGGTTCCTGTACATGCAGATGGAGGAATTAGAAGTCCGGGTGATGTTGCGAAAGCTTTATCTATCGGAGATAGAACAAACGGGGTAACTTGTGTTGTTCTTGGTTCTCTTCTAGCCGGAACAAAAGAATCTCCAGGTCCGATACATCGAAGAGGTCAGTGGCCGAATCAGTGGTTGGTGAAAGAATACTATGGAGAGGCATCAGCAAAGGCTCAAGAAAACAAAGATAGACCCAGAATCGAAGGTGAGTACAAAGAAATCATGTACAAGGGCAAAGTAAAAAGAATTGTCAATGATATTTGTGATGGGTTGCGCTCTTCTATGTCATATGTTGATGCTAAAACTTTGAATCAATTTCGAGAGAATGCCAAATTCATTAGGAATACTCACTCATCGATTAAAGAAGGCAAACCTCACTTGATTTATTGACGTAGAGAAAAAAAATGAGACTCTTAATAATTGATGGGAACAATAGATTTATCAGTTGTTATATTAAAAATCCATCTATTTCTCCTGATGGAAAGCCAGTTGGTGGGATAGATGGATTTTTAAAGTCTCTCAATAAACTTTTGAGAGAGACAAAACCTGATAAAGTTTTAATATGTTGGGATTCTCCTGACAATGCAAAAAAAAGAAGAAGAATAAACAAAAATTACAAATTAAATAGAAAATCTGCTAGATTAAACAGATTTGTTGAAGAAAAATCAGCAAAAAAGAATGAAGAAAATAGGAATTGGCAACTTTTGAGTTTAATAGGAATTCTGAATTATCTTCCAGTCTCACAGGTATGTTTGACAAATATTGAAGCAGATGATATTATTGCTTTTGTATGTAATAATTATAAAAACCACGATAAGATTATTGTGTCTTCTGATAAAGATTATTATCAACTCTTAGATGATTCGACCGTGGTTATGAGACCCACTCAGAAAGAAATACTTACAAAATATGATGTGACTGAAAAATACAACATTCATCCAAACAATTTTCCTATTGCTAGAGCCATTGAGGGCGATTCTAGCGACAATTTAAAGGGGGTAAAAGGGTTAGGTATCAAAACTGTTTCGAAGTTGTTTACAAGGCTTAAGAATGAAGATTTTTTTGAACTAAAGGATGTTTTTAAGATTTGCGAGGAGAAAGTAAAAAATGAAAAGAATTGTGGTAAATCCATTCACAAAATTTTGGAAAACAAAGAATTGATAGAAGAGAACTATGTCCTCATGCAGTTGCAAGTGACAAGAATATCAGTTCAAAATCAAAATGTTATACACTCGATTGTAGAACACAACGATTCCGACTTTAATCAAATATTCTTTTTGTCTGAACTTATCAATTGTGGGTTGGGCAAAAACAATGAATACGAAGAACTGAAGAAGAATTGTAGAATACTTTCTAACAAAAATTGGGAAGTATAAATTTAAAAGCGAGAGGCAACTAAAATATGTTTTTTAAATCCAAAAAAGATTTTTCAACGCTGGGAACATCCTTTCAAGAAAAATTAGTTCACATCATAGCAAAAGATAGAAGTTTTGCCGACCAAATACAAGAAGTGTTGGATTATGATTATTTTGACTTGAAGTATCTGAGAAAGTTTGTAAAAGAACTGTACGATTACCGTAAAGATAATGATTTTTATCCAACTGAAGACATGATTGATATAATTCTGAAAACAAAATATTCGATAGCAGATGCAAAACCATCGAGTGTTAATGTCCAAATTCACAATTTTTACGAAAATATTGTAAAAAATAAAGAAATCAAAAAGGAAGAGGTAAAGTTTGTAAAAGAAAAGTCTTTGGATTTTTGTAAAAAACAAAACTTTAAAAAAGCCATCGTCCAGTCTGAAAAACTATTAAATAGAGGCAGCTTCGATGACGTTCAAAGACTTGTTAATGAAGCACTGAAGTTAGGTTCTGAAAACAATTTTGGATACGACTATCAACTTGATTTTAACGCACGTTATGTAAAGAACCATAGAGCAACTGTTCCTACTCCTTGGAAGGAAATGAATGATGTCGTAGGTGGTGGTCACGGAAAGGGGGAACTTGGTGTAATTATCGCTCCTACTGGATGTGGTAAGTCGATGATTTGTTGTGCGTTGGGCGCACATGCTGTAAAGTCTGGCTATAATGTCGTTTACTACACTTTGGAACTACAAGACACAGTTATTGGACAACGTTTTGATTCTTGTATAACAGGAATTGACTTGAATGACCTATTCGACAACAAGCAACAAGTTTTTGACACAGTAAAGAATATGCCTGGGAAATTAATAATCAAAGAATACCCAGCAAAAAGAGCATCAGTTACAACTTTGGAGAGGCATCTTGAAAAACTCATAACAACAGGCTTTGAACCTGACGTTGTAATAGTAGACTATGGTGATTTACTTAAGCCTGTTGGATACAACAATGAACTTCGTATAAGTCTTGGGCAAATTTATGAAGAATTGAGGGGTCTCGCTAAACAATTTAATGTCGCAATTTGGTCTCCAACACAAACCAACAGAAAGGGCTACAACAGTCCAGTTGTTACGATGGAAGACATCAGCGAGGCTTTTAATAAGTGTTTCACGGCAGATTTGATTTTTTCTTTTTCAAGGACTGCTGACGACAAAAGTCAGGGGGGAGGAAGGTTCTTCTTAGGCAAAAATAGAAACGGTAGAGATGGAATACTTTTCCCAGCAAGAGTCAGGCTCGACAATATCTATTTTGAAATACTACCTGCAACTCAAGAAACAATTGAAGACTTTCTCAAGAACGAAAGTAAAAAAAATCTATCTAGTTTGCAATCAAAATTTGAAAAATTCAAAGAAAATATATAAAGAGGAAAAAGTAATGAAGAGGTACAACAAGGAGCAAGTCTTAGAGGCATCTATTGAATATTTTAATGGAGATAAACTTGCTGCGAATGCATTTTTAAAATATGCATTGCGAAAAGTGAATGACAAAGGTGAAGATATTTTTTATGAATTGACGCCGGAAGACATGCATCGAAGAATGGCCTGGGAGTTCGCAAGAATCGAAAACAAATATCCATCGGAGAGCAAACTCACAGAGGAAGAGATATTTGAATTGTTTGATGGGTTCAAAAAACACTGTCCACAAGGCTCTCCTATGATGGGAATTGGAAACAATCACCAGATGTTGTCGTTGGGAAATTGTTTTGTTGTGGATGCTCCAAAAGATAACATGTCGGATATTGTTGAGACAGGTAAAAGAACAGCAAACCTTTACAAGCGTAGAGCAGGAGTCGGGCTTTGTGTTTCGAATTTGAGGCCAGATGGGGCCAAGGTTGACAATGCTGCTTTAAAATCAAGTGGTGCTTGGAGTTTTTGTGACTTCTTTTCCTACATAACTGGATTGGTTGGACAAAACAATCGACGTGGAGCAGAAATGCTGACTATGTTTGTCAACCACCCAGACATTTTTAAGTTTGTCGAGATGAAAAGTGATTTGGGTAAAGTAACAAACGCCAATGTTTCTGTAAAAATAATGAATCATTTTATGGAAATGGTAGAAAAAGATGGACAATACCTGTTGCAGTGGCCAGTTGATGTTCCTCCCGAACAAGCACAATATAAAGAAACGATTAAAGCAAGAAAACTGTGGAAGCATATTGTAGATAAAGCAACCAAGTATGCAGAACCTGGATTGCTATTTTGGGACAAAATTTGCGATTACATGCCATCGCATTCCTACGGAAAAAAATATAAAAATTTCCTGACGCAGTGTGTCAATCCATGTGGCGAAATCGCTATGGGAACAGACTCTTGTCGCTTGTACTCTCAAAACTTGAAGCACTATGTTATTCATCCTTTTACAAACAATGCGTTTTTTGATTTTGACCAGTTTAGACAAGATGTTCGTAAAGCAATGCGACTGTCTGACGACATGGTTGATTTGGAAATTGAAAAATTAAATAAACTTATTGACAGTGCAGATACTGAAGATGAAAGGCAAATGTGGAGGGAGTATTGCGAGACTGCCATTCAAGGTAGACGAACAGGCTTGGGTACTCATGGTTTGGCAGATGCACTAGCCAGAATGTGTTTGAGATATGATTCCGAAGAATCAATAAATTTAATTGAACAAATTTATTGTACAATGAAAGTGGAAGCGTACCGTGAGAGTATAAATCTTGCAAAGGAAAGAGGTTCTTTCCCTATTTTTGATTGGGAGATAGAAAAAGACAATGACTTCATTCAGTCTTTACCAGAAGACATTAAAAAAGATATTGCCACTTATGGTCGCAGAAATATTTCAATTTTAACTAATGCACCAACAGGTACAGTCTCTTTGTTGTCACAAGTTTCCTCTGGAATAGAGCCAGTCTTTAGAAATTCATATGTTCGTCGTGTCAAATTCAATCCTCACGATTATGCTAATAGTGTAACGCCGGACTATACAGACGATAACGGTGTTTCTTACAAAGAATTTGTTGTTTTCCATCACAATGTGGAAGAGTACATGAAGACTTTTGGAACAAAAGAAATACCAGATTTTTTTGTAACCAGTGATATTATCGATTGGGAAAAAAGAATCGATGTACAAGCAGCAATTCAAAGACACATGGACCACAGTATTAGTTCAACAATCAACCTTCCAGAAGGCACAAAAAATAGTGTCGTTGCAAACCTTTACATGAGGGCTTGGAAGAAAGGACTGAAAGGTGTCACAGTTTATGTCGATGGTTCAAGAAGTGGAATTCTTGTAAACCAATCTACAACCAGTGAAGATAGTTTTGATTATTGCGATGCTCACAAAAGACCAAAAATTTTAGATTGTGATATACATCACTCTCGTTCGGGATGGATTTTCTTTGTTGGTTTGATTGACGGAAAGCCTTATGAAATTTTTGGAGGTCCAAGAGAAGACGTTCCGGTAAGTTTTCATACGAGTAAAGGAAGAATAATGAAGCGTCCAAATGTTTCTTATCGTCAAACTTCTTCTTATGATTTGTTTTTTATGAGAGGCAAAAAAGAAGTAAAAATAAAAAATATTAATCAGGCGTTTAACAACCATTCTTATGTAGATTATACACGTTTAGTTTCTTTATCTTTGCGACATGGAGCGAAGCCAGGATTCATTGCAGATAGTTTGTTGAAAAACAGAGAAAGCGAAATGTTTTCTTTCCAAAAATGTATTTCTAGAATATTGAGAAAATATGTTGAGAATGGCGAACGTTCTGGAATTATGTGCCAAGAATGCAACGAAAAAACAATGGTTTATGAGGGTGGCTGTTCTGTTTGTATGAGTTGCGGAAATTCTCTCTGTGGATAATCAAGATAAACAAGCAGGAGTTCCAGTGGTGAACGTAGAAAACAATTTTTGTTGGTGCGAAACTTGTAATTGTTTTACAAGTCACGAAATATTTTATTTTAGGACGCCATTGGACTCCGATGCTTCTTGGGTTAATGAAATTTATAAGTCTTGGACGTGCGAAATTTGCTGCAACAATAGAAAATATAAAATTGATTGTATTGAAAAAAATCAAATTGATTTACGTTACAACCCTTTTAATATAAACGGGAAATTTATACAAAAAAAGAAGAGGTCAAAATGAAAACAAAAAAGTACAAGCCAGTTCAAAATTATATTTTTGTGGAATTGGTAGAAGATGAAGAAAAAGAAAGTATTGTTCTTACAACAAATAATAAAAAAATCAAAGATTATCAAGAGTGTAAGATTTTCGATTTGAGTCAAAATGTTGCAAAGGACACCAATTATAAACCAGGAGATTACATTTTGGTGCATGGGTTTTCAATAGAAACATACAAAGATGTAAATTTTGTTAGTAGTCACAACGTAATTGCTCACTACGAGGTCTAAAGATGGAAGTAAAATTTAAGAATAATGTTGTTCTGTTGGGTACTTATGGTGGAGACAAAACTCATTCGATGTCTGCTTGGTGTTCGACATTTAAGGAATTTGGAATAGAGATACCAGACGAAATAGATGATAGAATTGATATAATTTTTGACTATATGATGCATACAAAAAAGAAAACCCCAGCAGAATTGCTGGAAATGCTTGCATCATCTAACCACGGCACACCTTTTGAAAAGTCTTTTATTCATTTTCAGATCGAGACAGATATTGCTTCTCACATTCATCTTTTGAAACACAGAGTCGGAGTCTCCGTGAATGCTGAGAGCGCGAGGTACAAACGACTGAGTGAACCAAAAATGTATGTTCCGTTCGATTGGCCCAATGAAGAAATCGAGAAACATATCGGATATTGCCAAACAGCAATTCGCGAGTATCACAGAAGAATACCAGTGTTAGTGAAGCACTACCAAGAAGCACCATACAATATGGAGCGCAGCAAGGCGATTAAAAGAGCAAAGGAGACTGCTCGTTTTTGTCTTCCATATTCCAATCAAATTGTTTGTGATGTTTCTTTCAATTGGCGTTCGTTTTATCATTTTCTTGGCTTGAGATATTCTAAGCATTCACAAACAGAGATACAGCGTATTGCTGAAGAATGTTTAAAGCAATTGTATTTTCATAAATATGATGAATTCAAACACACAATGAAAGCTTTTGATTTGCTAACAGAGAGTGGTGAATTGAGAAGTCCATTCGCTGAATATCTTATAAAAGCACAATGAATTTAAAATATGAAAACTTAGTTTTGGGAAATTCCTTAGAATCCCTTATATACGCTGCAATAAACAATTATTTTGTAATTTATGTGAATTCTAGACGACCATTTTTCTACGAAAGGTTTGATTCAAGCGATGACTTGTCGTGGTTTGGTATAAACAATATTTCGAAAGAAATGATAACTAACAAAAAAAAATATCATGCAGGACATAGCAAACAAATTTTTATGCACAAACTTTTGTTTGCTATGTCTTTGTCTGGTTTAGTTTTGAAAATCAAAAGTCAAGATTTTTTGAGTCAGAATGAAAAAAATAATTTAATTTTGAGAGTAAAAAACAAAAACAAAGTACACTTTGTTTACGACAATATGTTTGTGTTCGATGATATTTTTATAAATCAATGCAGCACAGAGAGTGAAATCATAGAAGGTGTAAAAATTTATGACTTTTTAGAACTAAAAACTAGAGGGGGTGGACACAACTACGACTTGTTTCAATTTGATGATAATTTTGTGAAAAACGTTTGGTTTGGCAATTTTGACGTATATTATAAAAAAAACAAAGGAAGAAGGAAACACGCAATTGCGGTTTCTGAATTTCCAAAATATGACAACAACTCAGATGATTATCACGAAGTTTATGTAAAAAATAAAATAGTAAAAGAATTTAAGACTTTAAAGTATCAAGAAAAGTATAATATTGAATATTATCCAACAAGAAGACATTTAATCAAAAATAGAAAAGTACACTATGATTACGAAAACATGCACAAGGTTGATATGTGCATCCAAAGTTTGTTGAAACAAAGCCAGAACAAACAAAAAAATAAAATAAATTTTTATATGGATTGAAAACATAATGCATTATCTAGACGGACCACCCAGCAAATATAATATATATACTGCTGGCATCATTCCTGCCTTTGATAACAAAAGCATCTCTCCTTTACTTAACCCTTGTGTTACTCTCCCCATTGCAGAAAACTTTACTCCTTTGCACAATAGTGTTTTAGAATGTGCTATTGTTGGATGTAGCAATATTTGGATAGTGTGTCCAGGAGAACATGTTTATTTGTTCCGAAAAATAATTGGCGACCACATTCTTAATCCGAATTATTCAATATCACAATCAAAAAATAGAGATTCAAATTCAATAAAGAAAGAAATTCCAATTTATTATGTGCCTATCAGACCACTTGACAGAGAAAGAAGAGACTCTATACCTTGGACAATCATCCACGGCGCACGTTTAGCCCGATACACGTCGAAAAAACTGTCCAAATGGCTTGTACCTCACGTCTTTTATGTTTCTTTCCCTATGGGCTTGTATGACCCGTTTTTTTTGCTTTCACACAAGAAACATATAAATCAACATGCTGACAACAACCTCAGATTCTATGTTTCTTATGAAAATGAGACTGTAAGAGATGGAAAATACTTAGGTTTTAGTTTTTATACCTCAGATTTTTTTGATTTGAAAAAGAACATAGTTGACAAATCGACAAATATGTATTACACTGACGCTGGACATACAACTAAGTTGTCTTTGGAAGACAGATATTCAGGGAAAAATCTTTCTTTGGAGGATGTTTTTGATTTTTTGCCCCTCGATAATTCCGTTGTGGCAGAAACTAAAAATTATTGTTCTTTGAATTGTTGGCAATCATATCAAGAATATATGAAAAGTGACATGACGGAAATATTTTCTGAATATGGAAGATGGGCGAAGAAAGGAGAACTTCTTTCGAATTCGTTCTTTAAAAAAGAAAAAAAGGATTTCCAGATGAGACCTTTTGGGAGGAAAACATGAAATACAAGAAAATAAAAACATTGCCTCAAAGGGGGGATATTAGTTTTATATCGGGAAGTAATATGATAATGCCGACTATAGAGTTAGGTTCTTTTGGATACATGTTCGTGAAAAATGGTAAAGTTATAATAAGGCGTTATACTAATTCCTACGAACCAGAGAAAGAACTTATGCTGTTCAGAAAAAACGACAGATGAATACAATATATTAACTTGGAGAAGAATAATGAAAAGAAAAACATCCCATTTGAAGTTTGTTGGCTTACATGCACACGATGGAATAGGTTCGCCTTTTGATGGGCTGGGTGAACCAAAAGAACATATGGAATATGCTTGGCAAAACGGAATGGACGCTTTGGCTCTAACAAATCACGGCACAATGACATCTTTCCCCTTTCAGTATTTCCACGCAAAACAAATGAATAAAGAAGGAAGATTCTTTAAGCCCATCTTTGGGATGGAGGCTTATTATATTGATTCAATCTCTGAATGGAGAAGAGATTTAGAAAAAGCGAAGGAAGACAAGAAAAGAAAAAAAGAATTAGAAAAAATACAAACAGGAATTGTCTTCGAGGAAGAAGACAGAGGTAAAACAGGACGTGTTAGAGGTAATTCACACTTCCTTCTGTTGGCTCAAAACAAAGTTGGTCTGTATAATTTATTTGAAATGGTTTCTGAGAGTAACAATCCTAAAAAAGATTATTTTTACAGAAAACCTAGAATTGATTTTGATTTGTTGAGAAAATATTCTGAGGGGATTATCTCTACGACAACTTGCATATCTGGTGTTTTCGCCAAAATTGTGTGGGAAAATCCAGAATTGAATCGATATGAACTTAAGGAACTTATGAGACCTTGGATTCACAAATTTTTAGAGATTTTTGGTACAGAGAGATATTTTGGAGAATTGCAGTGGAACAATATTCCGCAACAACATGTGCTGAACCAGTGCATTATTGATATTTGCGAAGAAGAAGGTATGAAACTGATTAGTACTGTCGATTCTCACTATCCATCGCCTGAAAAGTGGGAAGCGAGAGAGTATTTGAAAAGGTTGGCTTGGTTATCTAGAGACAAAAAACCGGAGTGGATTACAAAAGACATCCCAAAGACAGTAAATGAGATTGGCTACGAACTATATCCAAAAAATGGAGACCAAATGTTTTCTGATTACAAGAAGTATGCAAACATTTGCGGTGTCCAATATGACGACGATAAAATAAAAGAAAGTATTGAAAACACACATTGGATAGCGCACAATTTAATTGAAGATGTGGAGCCAAACACTAAAGTTTATTTGCCAGATTTTGCATTAGAAACATCCAGTGAAGACAAAGAACTGAGAGATTTGTGCTTGAAATCTCTTGAAAAAATTAACAAAGATAATGACCAAATTTATTTGGATAGATTAGATGAGGAATTGAAAGTCATATCTGGAAGGAATTTTTCTAAATATTTTTTGCTAGTAAAGAAAATTGTAGAAAGAGCGAAGCAAGAAATGTTCGTTGGCACATTGCGTGGTTCTGTAGGTGGAGCATTGGTTGCCTATCTGTTGAATATTACTAAAATAGATCCGATAAAGTGGAATCTTTTGTTTTCTAGGTTTCTGCCTAGATATTCAACATCTTTCCCAGATATTGATTTAGATTTCAGTGACAACGATAGACTTAAGAAACTAATAATGTCAGAGTGGGGAGAAAACAATGTAGTTGCTATTTCAAACTACAACAAAATGAAAGTAAAATCTTTGCTGAAGGATGTTTGCAAATTCCATGAAATACCTTTTGTTGAGACAAATGCTGTAACCAGAGTTATGGATGAAGAAGCAATTCCAAGAGCAAAAGAAAAAAATAATGTGGGTGCTGGAATGTACGTTCCAACATGGGATGAGTATGTTGAGTTTTCTCCGACACTAAGAAACTTTTTACAGACATACCCTTTTGTTGAAAAAATTGTACCTTCTTTGCTTGGGGAAGTTCGTTCTATTGGAACTCACGCAGCAGGTCTTGTGATTAGAGAAAATGTAAACAAGCACATGCCTTTGATTAGAAAAATTGATAAAAAAACCAAAAAGTCTTTTTGGCAGACTCCTTTTTCTGAAGGACAAGCAAACAGACACTTGGAGCCTTTGGGGTTTTTGAAGTTTGATATTTTAGGACTGGATGCTTTGGCGACAATGGAAGGGTGTATTCGGAGAATTTTGGTCAACAGGTGTGGCTATACAAACCCAACTTTCCAAGACGTTCAACGTTGGTACAATGAAAATTTAAGTCCAGACGTAATAGATTATAATGATTATAATGTTTATGAAAATGTTTTTCATAAAGGGAAGTTTGTTGGAATATTTCAGTTTACAAACGCAGGAGCGCAAAAATTCTGTATGACAATCAAACCAACATCCATTAGTGACGGAGCAATTGTTACGTCAACATATCGTCCAGGTCCGATTGAAGGTGGTGTTTTGAAGAAATTAGAATTCAACAAGAACAATCCAGATGAAGTAATGTATGTCCACGCCATCGAGAAAGAAGTTTTAGAGGAAACGTATGGGTGTTTAATTTATCAAGAACAAGTTGCTCAATTGATGAGCAAATTCGGCAACGTAAGCCTTGACGAAGGAAATGAGTTTCGCTCTTTGTTAACGAAAAAAGGATTGTCTCAGGACAAGTTGGACAAACTTTCTTTCTACAAAGATAAATTTTTTGTTGGGGCGCAAGAGAAAGGTTTGTTCTACGAAGATGCAGAGAAGTTTTACAATGACATGGTGGCGTTTGCTCAGTACGGTTTTTGCAAATCACATGCGATTGGGTACTTCTTTATCTCTTATCAAAATGCCTTCTTGTCTCATTATTATGAGGAGGAGTGGTGTTGTTCGTTTTTAGACAATGAGCCGGAAAAAAATAAGGAAGAAGCTATTTCCAGTGTAAGGAGTTTAGGTTACAAACTTGTCTCTTCTTCTATAAACAATTCATGTGAAAATTGGAAAATAATGCCAAATAAGACGATTTCTCAACCCCTTTCTTCTCTGAAAGGACTAGGAGGTGGGGCTATCGAAGAAATCGTCTTAAACGCTCCCTTTGGCTCGATAGATGAGTTGATTTTTGGAGACTCAATAGATAAAAGAAGGTTGAATAAAAAAGTCATATCAGCACTGGCACTTTCTGGTGCGCTAGACGAGTTGATTGATGACAGATTTGAAAACGACAAGCATTTTTATTTGTCTATTACTGAACCCAAACCTAAATCTTCTAAAGAATTAGAAAAAAACATTAATGAACATCGAGGATTGAAGCCTTTTACAAAGAAACAAAAAATAGAAAACATTCTTGAAATTACGGGTCGCTACCCCTTTCATTTAGTAATAAATTCTGATACTTTGGAATCATTGGAAAAAGTAGATGTCCCAGCAATATCAAGGTTGAATAATCCAGATGGGGTAGTGTGGTTTATTGTAAAAAGTTTGAATAAAAAAAAGACAAAAAATGGGAAAGATTACTTCTTGTTGAATGTTATTGACTCCTATGGTGTTTCGAATGTCATAAAATGCTGGGGTGTCTCCGATAGAGATACAGTAGAAATACACAGACCTATAATGTCGAAAGTTGATTTTTCGGAAAAGTGGGGCTTTTCTATGAGAAATCTAAGACGTTCAATAAATTATCTTGACTAAATCACAAAGTATGGTTATAATTGAAGAGAGTAAGAGATGGTTTTAATGATTAGATTTTTATGTGTTACTGCAATATTTTTACTACTAATTATTTTTCTTCAAAAAGGAGTCGAGTTGCAGAATTTTATTTATCTTTTCTTGTCTGTCAATGTCTTGTTTTATACTAAATTCTTTAAAAATAAAGACTTTTGAAAGAAAGGTTGCAAAATGTCTTCGCAAATTAATAAAAAAAATGATGTCAAAAATCAATACTCAGAATTTAAATCTCAACACCTGAAAGGTGTAATTTTAGATGATACAATGAGAGAAAGTGAAGAAAAATATTACAAAAAAATAAAAAACTTAAATGAAGAGAACAATATCTTAAAAAATATTATAAAAAAAAAAGAAGAACAATTGAAAGATTATGACTACGAGATGTGTATTGCTCTTGCTGCCATCGGCAAGTTGGCGCAGGAAGTAAGATTTTATTTTTGTATGTCTGTGTTTGCCTTGTTCCTCTTGCTTGTGATTACTATTATTTTATAAAGGAGTAAAAAAAATGTCACAAAAAACTTACTATCATGCCTTATGGCATAAATTTCACGGTGAGATTTTGAAAAATCAAGCCGAATTGTCCACTTACATTAACACGCCAGTTGGCGTGGGAGAACACTCTGATATTCTTGAAGAAATTGAAACAAAAGTTAAAAAAATAAACGAATATGAAGGCTATTTGGACACTCTTAATACTATTTTTTCTGAACATTTTGAAGACCCATTCAGAGAATTAGAAAAAGAAATCGTAAAACAATTAGAAGAAAACTCTGAAGTAGAAGAGGGGTAAACATGTTAACAGTAAAATATCACCTTGAGACAGAAGAAGCAAAAAAGCCGACAAGAGCCGACAATCTATCTTCAGGTCACGACTTGTATGCAGCAGAAGAAGTTTTGTTAATGCCTAATCAAAGCAAACTTATTTCTACCGGGGTAAGAATTCAAATGCTGAGTTCAGGTGACAAATTATACGAAGCGCAAGTCAGACCCAGAAGTGGACTTGCACTGAAGCATGGAATTACTGTCCTCAACACTCCTGGAACAATTGACCAAGGCTACACAGGTCCAGTTGGAGTTATCTTGTATAACACATCGCTTCAGCCGTATACTGTGAATGTTGGAGATAGAATTGCACAACTTGTTTATGTAAAAGTTGAAGTTCCAACTTGGTTGGAGGTCGATTATCAAGAATTCTCTGCCACAGAGCGTGGTGGTGGTGGCTTTGGAAGTTCTGGCAAGTGAATGATAAACAAAAAATGTCTGAAAATTTTTCTGAAAAATTGAAAGACAGGTTTAAAGACAAACAATTAAAGAAAATTCAATTCTTCGATACGGACATAAGGTTCGCTCAGTTTATTTTGTTTCTTTATAACTATCAAATAAAACTTGGCGATTTCTTTAGGTCAGTAATAACCGCATGTAACGAAAAGGACGAAGATTTTTGGAAGTGGTTGAATAAACATAAAAGTCAAAATCAAAATAGAGTCGGCAAAGTTACAAAACAAATTAAAAAAGAGATAGAAACAACCTCAGAATTACTTCGTCTTTACAGTGGAGAAACATTACATGAAGAAGAAATAAACGAAATTTATTCCATTTTAGAAATGGAAAATGACACAGAAGAAGAGTGGTAAAGAAATGGAGTGCGTTAAAAAATGTATAAAAAAAAATAACACTTGTGTTGAAAAAAAATGTAGACACTGGATTGACTTCCCTAAAGACTTAAATTGCTCGTTAATTTCTATTCAAAATAATAATTTCAAAGGCATGACACTAAAGGAAGTTTCAGACAGGTTGGGCATCAGCATTGAGTCAGTAAGAAAAATAGAAAAAAAAGCTTTTATAAAAATAAAAGAGAGAATATAAAACATTTATCGTCTATTTACTCAAAAATTTGCAAATTTTAAGGAGTAAAATAAAAAAATGAAAAAGAATTCGCGAAACAAAGCCCTTCTCAATGAAAAAACTTACCGAAGGTGGGGCAAAATTGCTAAGTTGAATCCGTTGTTAGTAGAAAACTTTGTTCATAATAAAATTTTTGAACAAGATGAGGTTGACAAAGATTTGGAAAAAGACATGGATGTTGATATGCCCGACATGGACGCTGATATGCCCGACATGGACGCTGATATGCCGGATATGGATGACATGGACACTGATATGCCGGATATGGATGACATGGACACTGATATGCCGGATATGGATGACATGGACACTGAAGCGACTGGTGGTGAGGTTGAAATTTCTGGCAAAGAAGCAGAATCCATTGGTGATGTTATCAATATTCTGCAACAATTGCAAGATATGGCAGACGAATCTCCAAATGACATGCAAGAGTTGCAAGAAATGAGTACAAGTGCTGCAATGGAAGGTTATGGTTCTAAAGGAATCAATGAAAAATCATGCTCTAGCGTAGATGAAGAAATTGCAGAAGAATTGGCAGAAAGTTTTATTCGTAATTTGGTCAAAGAAGAGCGTAAACGGTCTATTAACCCGGATAGACTGTCGAGGCGTCTTACTAAAGTTTTGAAAAACTATGTTAAGTAATTAGAGATGTAGTATAAATAATGCTATACTCATAGACCCATGTTAAACTTTTAACATGGGTTTTTTTATAGGCAAAAGATATTATGAACGAAACAATCAACGAATTAATAAAAAAAGAATTAGAGAAAAAAACCTTTAATTTATCCAAGAAACAAAAAACAGTTAGAAGATGTAATGTCTAAGCAAAAAAAAGGAAAAAAAATGATAAAGAGTAAGCGATGGAATCAACCAAAAAATCACATTTTGTGTGGTGAGAATATTGAATTAGAAAAAGAACAAAATGAAGAGCCTGCAAATTATGAATTCATTCAAGATGAAAAATTATTTTTAATTACATTGTATGGCGATTTAGACGAAGAAAAAGCTGAGAACACAATCAACGAATTGTATTCTATTAAAGAGTATTGCAGGCAAATGTGGGAAGAGTGGAATGACAGGGAAGAAGAAGAGGAAGTAGAAGAAGAAGAAGAGTATGAAAAGCCAGTAGTTCACTTGATTCTTTCCACTTTTGGAGGTTCAGTCCACGACATGTTCTCAATTTATGATTGTATGCAAAAGTTGAAGCAATATTGTGACATTTCGGTTGTTGGTTTGGGCAAAGTGCAATCTGCTGGGGTGGCTCTTTTGTGTGCAGGAACCAAAGGTCTTAGACTGTTAGGTCCACATTGCAGATTGATGTTGCATCCAGTGATGTTTCAGTCTTTTGGAACAGTCGATGATGTTTCTATCGAACATAAAGAAACCAAAGTGATGAGCGATTTGTATGAAAAAATATTGGTCGAAAATACGAATATGACTAAAAGACAAGCAAGAAAATATATTAAAAAAGATAAAAATTATTATTTTGATTCTGAAAAAGCAATTGAGTTTGGAATTGCAGATCGTTTATTCTAAAAAAAAATGAGAGGAAAAAATGACAGTACGTTATAAAAACAAATCGGAATTGTACAAAGAATTGCTGCAAGGTTCGGAACTTCTATCTGAAAATGTCGGATCAACTCTTGGACCAAGAGGACACACAGTGCTTATTGGAGAGAAGGGAAAGAGACCAATTATTACAAAAGATGGCGTCACAGTTGCACAGTTTGTAAAGTCTGACAATCCATTTGAACAACTTGCAATTGACGTTATCAAACAATCTTCAGTTCAAACAAACGTCGAGGCCGGAGATGGGACAACTACTTCTACAATTATTGCAAATGCGATTTTCAAAAAATCACAAAAATACTTGGCAACAGGGGTTCACCCTTTTGTTCTTAAAAAACAATTTGAAGACGCACTGAAAAAAGCACTCGAAGAGGTTGAAAAAATCTCTTCTCACGTCGATTCTGCGAACGATATAGAGAGCATTGCATATATCTCATCCAATGGAGATAGAATCGCCTCTAGAATCATTCGGGAGGCTGTTGAAAGCGCAGGTCAAGATGGAGCAATCACCATCGATGAGTCACATTCTAAGGTAACTAAACTTGATGTTGTAGAAGGCTTCTCGTTCCGTTCTGGATTGTTCAATCAGGCTTTTGTGACAGATGAAAAAAGAGGAGTTGCTAAACTAGACAATCCTTTTTTGTTGGTTACAGATAAAAAAATATCAAGTTTGGACGAAATCATGGGTGTTTTAGAGATTGCTGCAAGAGCAAACAGACCCTTGGTTATGATTGCCGAAGACTTTGAAGGAGAAGCGTTGGGTGCATGTATGTTGAACCAAACGCAAGGAAACATTAAGATCTGTTTGATAAAGGCTCCAAACTACGGAGAGGAAAGAAGGAATGTGTTGGAAGATTTAGCAATTTCTTCGGGTGCTAAATTTTTT